AAAAATTTATTGCTTACAGATAGAGGCGAACGTCCGTTTCAGAATAATATTGGTTCAAATATTAGATCTTTACTATTTGAAAACTACACACCACAGACTATGTTGTTATTCAAAAGATACATTTATGAGACAATAGATAACTTTGAGCCAAGAGCTGTTATTAAAGATATAGACATATCACCAGATCCAGACAACAACGGCTTGTTTGCAACAATTATTTTTAGGTTAATAAATAAAGAAAGAGACGTAACACTTAACGTTATCTTAGAGAGAGTACGATAATGGCAGGAGAAAACTTATCTGTTGCAAACCTTGACTTTTCTAGCATCAAGACTAGTCTAAAAGGTTATCTTAAGCAACAAAACATATTCAAGGACTTTGATTTCGAAGGTTCTAACTTATCAGCTATGCTGGACGTGTTATCATATAACACATATATGCAAAATTTTTATCTCAACATGGTTGCATCAGAATCATTTCTTGATAGTGCGCAACTTAGAGATAGTGTCGTTTCGCATGCAAAGCAGCTAAACTATTTGCCAAGATCGCGAAGATCATCTAAAGCTACCGTACAAATAAACATTACACCAGATGATGTACCACCATCAATTACAATTCCAAAATATACAGAATTCACAACGGTGGTCGACTCTAACACATATACATTCACAACTAATGATGTTACAATTGTAACACAGAATGCAAACGGCAACTATTTAACTGCAAATTTGAGTCTTTATGAAGGCACTATTCAAACAGAATTATTTGAAGTCGATACGTCAAACACATCACAAAGATTTGTTATCAGCAATAAGAATATTGATACAGATAGCTTAGTAGTTAAAATAGTAAACTCTACTTCTGATACAGCAAACGCTGTATGGCAAAGATCATTAAACATTGTAGGAATAACTCCTTCGTCAAATGTATATTTTGTAACGCCCGCTGAAAGAGAGAAATACGAAATTCAGTTTGGTGATGGTGTACTTGGTAATAAGTTATCAGACGGCAATGTTGTAGAGGCTACATACAGAATATCATCAGGCAATACTGCTGATGGAGCTACAACTTTCTCATTATCCGGTGACATTGCTGGTTATAGTAATGTTGATATTATACTTGTGTCTAAAGCACAAGGCGGTGATGACGCAGAATCTATAAAGAGTATTAAATTCAATGCTCCTAAATCTGCAACCGTTCAAGATAGAACAGTAACAAAGGACGACTATTCATCATTGATTATTCAACAATTTCCAGACGTACAATCGATCAGTGTATATGGAGGAGAAGAAGTAGACCCTCCACAATTTGGTAAAGTTATTATTTCTGTCGACTTACAAGATGCAGATGGCATCTCATTGCAAAGAAAACAAGACATTGTCAACTTTGTTAAAAGAAGATCGCCTCTTTCTATAGTTCCTACAGTTGTGGATCCAGAATTCTTATACGTTAAAATAGATGCAAATATAAACTACGATCCTACTGTAACGACAAAGAGTGATTCACAAATTAAAGAACTTGTAGCATCAAAGATTAACACATATGCAGAAACAAATATTAACAAGTACAATACAAAGCTAAGGCTTTCTAAACTTACAGCTGCGATTGATGCAACTGATGAATCCATATTAAACAATGAAACGTTTGTAACATTACAAAAACGATTTGTACCTACATTAGGCAGATCACAAAGCTGGACATTAAGATTTAACAATCCAATTTATAGAGAAGTGCCAGTTAATGGTGCCTTTGTGGATGGATCTGCACCATTAACATCAACGACGTTTGTATATGGAGATAATTCTGGATGCTCGTTAAGAGACAATGGGTTTGGTGTTGTACAAGTAGTTATTGCAACGACTACAGAATCAGATCCTGTACAAGTTATTAATCCTAATATTGGTTCAATAAACTATGATCTAGGTATTGTCCAATTAAACGATTTTATTGTTGCATCATTTTCAGGTTCTGGTATTTTTGTAAACTGCACACCAGTTAAAAGAACATTTAGCGCAACAAAAAATATTATTCTACAACACGATGGTGCACCAATTGTAACGGTTAATCAAGAGAGAACATAATGCAGATTGAAGAGAGGATCTCAACGTTTGCTCAAGACCTCTTTCCTTCTTTCTATAAAGAAGAAGGAGAGTTGTTTACGCTTTTCGTTAGAGCTTATTATGAGTGGCTAGAAGAAACAGGCAACACAGTTAATGTTGCAAGAGATCTTTTAGAGCTTCAAGACATTGATACTACCTCTGCTACGTTCTTAGAATATTTCAAAAGAGTTTATCTTTCTGGATTTCCAGGATCAATCAAATCAAATCCTAATTTAACAATTAAACATATTAGAGATCTTTATAAAACAAAAGGTACACCTAGAGCCATAGAGCTCTTGTTTAGAATTATATTCAATGACCAAGCATATGTTTCTTATCCAAGCGAAGATGTATTAAGACCATCTAATGCTGAATACTTCAGACCAAGATATGTAGAAGTAACAGCACCTAATATAGAAAAATTAAATTCGTTGAGAGGTAGAGAAGTAATTGGAACCCAATCACAAGCAAAAGGGTTTGTAGAATCTATTTCAACAAAACTATTAAACAAAGTTAAAGTTCATGTACTGTACATTTCTAACTTAAGAGGCGACTTTACAAGAGGCGAAATAGTTGTTCCAACAGCTAATGGTATTCAAGATGAAATGCCCGTTATAGTTGGTTCTTTATCAAACGTTCAAGTTTTATTAGGTGGCCAAGATAATAATATTGGCGACATATTTACCATTGAGGCTGCAGCAGGCAAACAAGGCAAAGCAAGAGTAAGCGCAGTTGATAATGCAACTGGTCTTGTTAATTATACTCTAGCTAATGGCGGTTTTGGTTTTACAACAAACACAACATTCACAGATATTGACGTTAATGACAATCATATGGTTATTAGCAATGTTATAAACGCTGCTCAAACATATAGCAATAGCAGTCAAATTGATCTTGCACAGTTTATTAACTATGAAACATTAGAGCAACCTTTAGAAACAATTACTTTTCTAAGCGGTTTAGAACTTAATTCAGAAGTACAAGCCCATGTTGCTAATTCAGAAAACACATCTAATCCATGGGTAGAGGGTAGAGACTCTAGCAATAACGTTATTGCTAATGGGTTTATTATTTCTACAGATATTGAAGGCGCTAACGGCTCATACACAATATCTCCAAGAACAGGATCATTTGGTAACTCGCAAACATTAACCATAACAATGGCTTCAAACAGTCACCAGTTTCAACTCAACGAGCCTGTTGATGAAGAGAGCACTGTTGTCATTGATATTGTAAATCTTAACGGTTCGTTCTCTGTAAGCGATACAATTGTTGCCAACACATCTGGTGCAAACGGTATTGTAACAGCCGCTAATAGCACGCAAATAACCGTTAATGGGTCATTTGGTACGTTTTCATCAAACGATAGCATATCTGTTGTAGGGACACCTTCTACTAATGCAGAGGTGGACGATGTATCATATACGAACACTGGTGCAAATGCTGTTGTCACAACAATAGTTAGCAACACAGAAATTAAAATAGCAGATATTGTAGGCGCATTTAATAACAATAATAAAATTAAAGGTAGACGGACAAATGCTATTGCAACGCTTCAATCAAATCCTGCAGACAGTGGTGTAAGCGACATTTACTTTCAAGGCAACAACTTAGCAAATGCTGTTGTTGATACTTATGCCAACACAACCTTGTTAGCTAAAGTTATAGGATTTGCAAATACTGGATCCCAGTTTGAAATTGGAACTGCCGATACAAAGAATACAAATAATCAATTTTCATATTTTGTACAAAATACAGCAGCATATATTTACGGTCACGAATCAAACACTTATGCAAATATTGTCACAGTAGGGACAGGATCAGGATCCACATTTGAAATTGGTCTGTTAGAGAATACAGAAGATATTACTATCTACACAGATTTTGTTGGTGAAAATAATTCTTCTAACGTATCATATCTTGATTGTATTATAGATGGAGGCAACAGCGGTGTTGGCTTCTTAGACACTTTGACAATCAATGCCGGAGGATCTGGTTACGCTAATGGTGAAGTAATCACTTTTGCAGAAGGAGGTGCTGGTGGAGGAGCTCCAACAGTTAATGCTACAGCAAACATTACAACAAACACGACTGGCGGCATCATTAGCACTACAGTTGTCAATGCTGGTGTTGGTTTTTATAGTAACTCTGATTATTATATAACAACATCAGGTGGCGCAGGTGCAAATGTAACTGGAAACTTTGATTATGGGTACGGGCTACCAAAAGACATCAATGGCGATTACACAACCATTCTTGATAACGTACTGACAAGATTTTCTGGTACAGTTGGTACGATTGCAACTTTACAAAAGATTAACCCTGGTAGCAACTACAACTTTGATCCTTTTGTTTCTGTATATACTAAAGGTATAGCAAAATATAACAGAAGAGATATTATTGTAAACATTCCAGATAAAAGTGGAACGTTTATTATTGGTGAAACTGTAAACCAACAAGTTACAGATTACGGTCAGATATTAACTGTCAGCGTTGGTACACCAGCAAACTTTACATTAAACGAAGCTGTGTCACAAGTTATCAATGGAACAGCTAATGCAATAGGCACACTACTAACAAGCACGTCTACACAGCTAACATTGAACAATCTAAAGATTAAAGAAGTAGCAGCAAATGGTTTAGTAACGGTTACAACGACAAACACACAACCGTTTACAACTGGAACTGTAACTGGTATTGTTTCTGCTCAAACAGCAACAATCAATGCTGCAGCAGGAACATCGTCTACCCAAGTAGCTAAAGGTGAAGTTAAGAATCAAACAGAAACAACGTTAGGAATAAGACGTCTCTCTTTCAGTACAGGTTTTGTTGAAGGAGGTGTGATCACTGGAGCAACGTCAGGCGCAACAGGAACGGTTGATTCTTACTATGATGATCCTCTTTCATTACCAATTGGCGATAATGCTAATGTTGTAGCTAAGACATTGGCAGCTAACGGTATTGTAACACAGCTTGAAATTGTCGATTCAGGATTTGGTTACCAACATGGAGCAGAGCTTACTTTAGTTTCTACTGATGCAAATAATCAGTTTGTTGTATCGGGTACAGCAAATGTAAACACAACTGGTATTGGTGAAGGATATTGGAAGAACCAAGAGTCGTTCTTGAATACTAAATACCTACACGATAATGATTACTATCAATCGCACTCATATGTTGTAGAGAGTGGTATCTCGCTTGATAAATATAGAGAAGTGCTTATTAAATTAACACACGTAGCAGGAACCAAATTGTTTGGCAAAGTGAATAGAGAGTCTATTCAAACCATGGTTCCTTCTGTTAGCAATAGTAGCATAGCAGCCTTATGACAAAGAAAATAACTAAAAATTTTAGAGTACACAACGCAGAGCAATTTGTAGAATCCTTTGAGGAAGCTGCAAACACTATCTACTATATGTTTGCATCTAGGCATTTGCCTTGGAGCGATGATAACAATCCTCCAAATCCAACTGACTCTATGCAAGATACATTCTATAACATTTACGACAACATGGTGTTTGGCAAAAAAATCGATCTTCATGATGTTGCATATATGGTAGACAATAATCAATGGACAGCCAACACTGTCTATGCAATGTATTCTGATACAGATGCAACACTGCCAGACAAACGGTTTTTTGTTGCCGTCAGTGAAAGTAATGGGTATAATGTATTCAAATGTCTTTTCAATAATAAAGGATTGCCATCAACAGTAGCACCGTCTTATTTTGAAACGGTAGCTGACGACGATGTGTATATTACAACTGCTGACAATTATCAGTGGAAGTATATGTTCAACATTCCTACGGCAACATATCAAAAGTTTGCTACATCAACAAAGATACCATTTGTCGAAGATGCAAACGTGACAGCTAATGCTATTGCTGGAGCTGTTGATGTTGTTGTTGTAAACGATGGTGGATCAAGATACAATAGTGTGGCCAACGGTGTAGTTAAGGTAGCTAATGTTGCCGGTAATACTCTTATTCATGAACTAGAATCATTAGTAGGCGCAAACTTAACTATAACTACTACACAAGGTTCATTCCAAGTAGAAAGAATCAATTTGTATGGCAAATGGAGTAATGGTGACCTTGTCAATAGCAACGGGGATGTTAACTCGTCAAACGCTATAGCAAATGGTGTTGCCGTTCTTGCAAACAATACTTTTCTCAAAGTAGTAGACGTTGCTGGTAATTTCTTTGGTCAAACAAGTAATGTAGTTGTTGTTGGCGAAACATCTAATGCATTTGCTAACATTGGTTCAGTATTTTCTACTACATCATCAATATCATCAAATACCGACTTTTATAAAGGAGCAGCATTTTACATTGCATCAGGAACTGGTGCAGGTCAAATTAAGACTGTAAGTGAATATATTGTTACTGGTTCTGCTAGAAGAGTAGTACTTGATAGTGATTTATCAGAAGGTGTCGATTCAACAAGTAGATGGGAGATTACTCCTAAAGTAAGTATTTCTGGTGACGGGCAAGGCGCTGTAGGTAGAGCGATTGTTAACACAGCAACATTTGCAATTGATACAGTTGAAATGATTGAAAGAGGTAATAGTTATACATGGGCAACGGCTCAAGTAATTGGTAACACGGGTATATCTGGATCACTGCAAGCTAACAACGCAAACGTTCATGTAATCATAGGCCCATCTGGTGGTCATGGTTCTAATGTAATATCTGAGCTATATGCTACTACAGTTGGCATGAGCGTTGATTTTGAGAATACAGAATCAGGTAACATATCAGTAGATAATGATATTCGACAGTTTGGCGTAATAGAAAGTCCAAGATATGCAAATGTAGCAATTAGCGTAGCCAACACAACCTTGGTTAGTTCTGGGGCATCAGGCTCTGGGTTTAGCTTTAATATTGGCGAAACATTATACCAAGGATCAAACACAATTGGTACAGTATCTGATAGGGCAGCTGGCACCGTTTACGTCTCAAATGTATATGGTCAATTTATAACATCTGGCAGCAATACTGATTTAAGAATTTATACACAGAATACAACAAGTAATGTTGTAACAGCAAATGCTACGTCAGTATTAACAAATCCTGGCAGAGGAGCATCAAACTTTGATACATTTGATCAAAGACTTATACTAACACAATTTAGCAATACATCAGGTCTAGCGTTCACAGAAGATGAAAAAATTATTCAAGACAGTACTGATGCAGAGGGATATATTCAAGTTATAAATAGTACTGCAGTTGCAGTTACCAATTCAAGAGGCAATTGGTTGGCATCAGAAGCGGGCACTTTCTACAGCTTTAGAGGACAAACTAGTGGAGCTGTAGGTTATTTCTTAGGAAAAATTAATCCTGACTTAGAAGACAACAGCGGCAGTATATTATATGTAGAAAATATACAACCTATAACAAGAGATGCTGCACAGACTGAACGCGTAAAACTGTTGATTGAATTTTAGAGGAAAAAATGGCAATTGAAACAAACTTAAATGTGTCACCTTATTACGACGACTACGATGAAACAAAAAACTTTCATCGTGTTTTATTTCGTCCCGCTGTTCCAGTTCAGGCAAGAGAGCTAACACAACTACAAACTATTCTGCAAAACCAGATAGAAAGATTTGGACAGCATCAATTCAAAGAAGGCACAATTGTAAAAGGTTGTTCATTTACTTTTGATGAGAATGTAAAATTTGTAAAATTATTTGACAAACAAACAAATGGTTTAGACGTTCAAGTAGCCTCGTTTGTGGAAAACGATTACATCACAAACTCAAACAATTTGATTGGTCAAATTGTAAGCACAAAATCGGGCCTAGAATCACAGAACCCAAACCTAAACACAATCTTTTTCCATTATACTAACACAGGCGAAAATGGAGAGAAAGCATATACAGCTGGTGAAGTTCTAACAGTATATCCTTACTCTACTACTGTAGAAAGCGTCACTGTTGCAAATTCAGGTAGTG